ACAAGGAACACTCTATTTTGATGAAGATAAAATCATGGCCATCTCAGATGTCATAGAACTTATAACCAAATCCTATGGTGTAAGTGTCTTATTTGAAGTGGTCTTTTTACGTGGTAGAGTCACTGGGATAAAACTTCGTATCGTAGAAATTACAAGAGGATTGAAAATTAAAAGCAGTATCACAGAGATTACCGACTTAGTCATTAATGACAGTGAGGCTCAAATGACAAATAAAGTCGTGTTTTATCCGCAGTCAGATAATGAGATAAACGCAGGCACTCGTACATACTTTCTACTTACTGACGGTTCGATTACAGAAGAAGTGAATCATCCAAATAGATACCGGAATGTAAACGCAAAAGCATTTATGTACTCTGATAGCGAAACAGAAACACTGAGTATTAAAGCGCGAAATGAAATGATATCTTCCAAGCTTGATCATCATATAAGCTTTGTGATCAAGAAAAGCAGTAAACTTGTCACCTTTAACCTTGGTGATTTTGTTGAGTTTATTACAGAAAGTAAAACCTACGACTCAATAGTGACAGCTTTAAGATATGAAGGTTCATTAAACAAGGTGGCAGTGACACTTGGTGAGTACCGAATTCGGTTAACCGACAAGATAAAGCTACTTAACAAAAGTGTAAAAACCAATGCTGGCAATGTGCATATCAGCCAAGCAAATATTACAAATTTAGATGGAGGTGAGTTTTAATGGGTGTACAAAAAATCACTTTTGATGGTGCGAATGTATCCGCTAAAGTTGATGCAGATTTGCATCATTTTTTATTTTCAAATGAAATAGGCATCTTAAATGGACTTAAGTCAAGTGTGGGTTTTACGCTTGCAAATAACACAATCACGTTTACTGACGGCTATGTGGTTATTTACGGGAGGTTGATTACATTGAACCAAGTACTTCAGTAAGTGTCACACCGAATGCATCCCGCATGGGACTAGTAGTTATTGGTGTAAATACAAGTTCAAATGAAGTTAGAATTTATACGAAAGAACAATCGGGAAGCTATCCAACACTAATAAGAAACAATCTATTGAATAGCAATGGAACTTATGAACTTGCACTGTGTGCCTACACAAAAACAACGACATCAGTTACGTTAAATAGTTATTCACGTATGATGATAAATTCTGCAAAGGTCCAGGCATTTGAACAGCGAACCGAGATATTTAATGCCCTAAGGTATGAGCGTAAATCATTATCGAAAATTTCTAATGGGGTTTTTAGGTTTACAGTAAATGGCTCTCAAGATATTGACAGTGCATTAGTAGTGGCCATGGTTAACTCAGGAACTAGTGTCGTGGTTCCAGGTGCAATGATGTTTATCAATGTTGGGTCTAACACCTTTGTAAGATACGATTATGGATCATCTAGTTATACGATGGTTTTAAATTATGAAAACAATAACGTCACCATTTCACTCAGTAACACGACACATAACGTCACAGCATTATTTCTATATAGATAAAGAAGGAGCATTCATATGGCAACGATTCAAATAAAAAGACGTACCACAGCAGGAACAGGTCCTTTAACAGGAACGAGCGGTTCAGTTAGAGTGGGTGAACCACTCGTTGATATAGGGGGTGAGCATTTATACATTGCAAAGGCAAACAAAACGGGTACCTCAGCAAACCCGTTAGCTGCAGCAGACTATGTAGCATTTCCATCAGTCACAAAAGTTAATGGCCAAATTGATACTAAGATTAATGCGTTAAACCTTGGAACAGCAGCCACAAGAAACACAGGAACTGGATCAGGCAACATTCCAATACTTGATAGTAGTGGAAAACTCGTCGATACTATTATCCCTAAAATTGCAATTACCAATACTTTTGTGGTTGCAACCCAAGCTGCGATGCTTGCATTATCAAGCGCTCAAGAAGGGGACATCGCAGTAAGAACAGACTTAAACAAGTCGTTCATCTTAAAATCAAATGGATTTAGTACCCTTGCGAACTGGCAAGAGCTACTTACACCAACCGACGCTGTTCAAAGCGTTAACGGGAAAACCGGAACGGTTACGATTTCATTATCTGAACTTGGTGGTGTAGCAACAAGTACGTATAACTCGCACGTTTCTAGTAATCTTCACTTAACGCAGGCACAACGGGACATTATTGCAGGAGTGATTAATAGTAGAATCGCTGGAGCGGGTGGCGTTTCGTATGTTTCGAGCTTAGATGCCTATAGCAACTCAGTGATTCCTTCAGGACTCAAGTTATTTACAGAAGTTGATACGTCGTATTCACCAAATCGGATCTATTACCGCCTCGGTATTGATACTGATAAAGTATTACAACCAAGTTCAATTATTGATGGTGGAACTTACTAGTGGCCACGATTAGGGTAAGGCGAGGAACATCCACTCCCACAACCTCAAATTTAAGCCATATTGGTGAGTTAGGGTTTGATTATAATAATAACGTTTTATACGCAAGAAGTGCTTCAAGTGTTGTAAAAATCGGTGGCGATATGGAGCTTGTACATTATTATCAAGGCTCTGTAAGTGCATACTCATTAAACTATAATTTTGATCGTGACTATATTTATAAAGTACACGTTCTTTGCGCGACAACTGCCTCACATGCCGGTAACACATTAATTAATTACCGTGTATCAGGCGTCACAAATAACCTAGGGTCATACATCAATGTAAATGCCAATGATAACTATGCTGGAGTATCGAAAGCCAATGCACGCAACACATCATCTTTTACAGTGTTTGATGGGTATTCAGGCACCGTGACAGCATCAAGTGGTACAACTAAAGTTATTGATTTTGAGTTATCAGCAACCTTCCATAACAGTGTAAACATAACGCAACAATGGATATCAAAAGGCTATAGTGTTTGTTCGGCCACTGGCCAAAGCAATACTGGAATCACTTATGCAGATTTCGCACATAGTTTTAATGGCACATTCGGCGCGATAAGAGTAAACTCTGGATTTACATCAGGGACACGATCTTTTGCGATCAGCATTTATAGAATAAGAAGAAGGTAGGTAGCATTATGGCACTTATTAAATCATTAGACTCAAGTTTCGGTGTTCCTGTTGAATACCACCGTATTACTGCAGTAAACATTAATTATAAATCAAAAACCATCACAATCTGTGTGGCTTCCTATTTATCTAAGGAAGCTAGATCGAAAAATAGTATTCCTTTAGAGGAAGTCGATATTGAAGTCCCTAAGCAAGACTTTAAGTTGTTCTCAAAGACTGACGTCACACAAGCTGCATACGATTGGCTCGTTGAGAATGTCGTAGGATTTGAAGATGCAGAAGACTGTTTTATCGAAATGGACGCAATCCTAAATCCGCCAGCTGTTGAAGAAGATGAAGGAAGTGAAAGTGAGGACTGAGCATGACAGAATGCAAGAAAGATTATCTCATTAACATCATAAGAAACATGTATCCGGATAAAGAAATCATGTTTATGTACTTATGTGGTGCGCATGTGTATGGAGCTGACGATGAAGACAGTGATTATGATGTATCTGTAATGTTAAAAGGTTTCTTTGGATATATGCATATGGAAGTAGAGAATGTAGACTTTTTTGTCTACGGTGAGGATTATTATCTAGAGAAGCAAAGATTAAGCCCACACGTTCCACTATATAACAGGGCTCATATGGACGAGGTTATCGGCATCGACTCTAGGTTGATATATCTAAACCCTAACTACAAACAAGAATATGAATGCTATAAATCGGTAGACTTCTATAAGATACTACCGGCGTTTCTAAAGGCATTCATTGAGTTTCATGAGATTAGATATCAAGTAACGGATGAACCGGCAAAAAGGCTTTATCATATATTGAGAATACGCGGACAATTAGATAACTACGATGAAACAGGTGTCTTTACATTAGAGTGCAAAGAACCTTGGAAAAGCTACTACATGAACTATAAGAAAAACTGGCAAGCATCTGTTGGACCAGCGTATAAATACTTAATTAAAGAACAACTAGATTACATCAAAGCTTATCAAGAGCAACTGGAGGTTAAGCATGGACTACGAAACAGTGATTAGATTAGACAATATCATCTATTGGGTCGTAACAATGGTTATAGTTGTTCTTACAACCATTAAGCAGTTTAATCGTCAGGAACGCAAAAACAAAAATGGAAACGATGAGATAATTACGAACCTGCACAAAATTGAGAAGCAGAACATCAAGATGTTAAATCTCTTAGAGCTACATTCTCAAGATATCAAGACAATAAAAAAAGATATAAATGTGCTTGAACATCGTGTTTCCAGGCTTGAAGACTCACATGTAAACTTATACAAAAAAATGGGAGATAAACCGAAAAATGACAACTCTTGAAATAGTACTGGCTAGTTTATTGATTTTTATGATTTTACTTTATGGCTTGTCGAAGTATAGTAAAGAAAAAGATCTCAATGAGACCATTAAGGAAGTAAAGCGTGATTTTAATCTAACGGCCAATACGATTGGAAATATTGCGAATAAAGCCACAGATATCTTGTTTGACGATGCTGTTCAAAAAGCGATCAAGGAGTTCATTATGATCGTTGAAGAAATGAATGTAATCGCCAAAGCTAAAGGGCAAACCTATTTGTCTAGTGAGCAAAAGAAGTTGAACGTCATATCACGATTAGGTGAATGGCTAAGTAATGTCACAGGTAGTGTAGATAAAGCGGTAGACTTTGTAGAAACGCACCAGAGTCGCATTGAAGCAACTATAGAAGACTACGTTTCCTTCAGTAATAAAATGGTTGGTAAAGACACATTATCTGAAGCAGAAAAAATCATCCAAGAACAACTCAATCATAACTAAAATAATAACCACGAGCGCTTAACTTACGTTTGTGGTTATTTTTTTATGCAATTTTTCAACTAAAAAAGGGTTATATTTAAACGGCTAAAAGTGTATAATGAAAATAACGTGAGATTTGTGGGGGATAATATGAACAACAAGACGATAGCAATCAAGATGGTAGATTACGCCTCAACATTACTTGGATTAAGTGATATTGAGGTGTTTTTTAAATCAAGAGACTTTTTCCCGCATAAAGATGTTAACTCGATGTCGCTCTGTTTAAGAAAAGTACTGATGCTATGAATATACTCTCTGAATATCAACGGGAAACGTTGTTGAATAGACGGAACTTATCAAGAACCTCACCAATTCTCTGATGGAATAATTAATCGTGAAACGGTTGTTGTCATTCGGCACCTTACGGTAATCCAGAAGCCGTTTGAACCTGAACCAGTTAAGATACCGTTTCAATTGCCTTGAAGAAACACCTTTGAACTGAACCATCCAGCTTTTAAGTCTGCTGTGGATCTCGTTCACCTCTCCCAGGCTATGAATGTCATCCGAGTAAAAACCTGCTAGAATCTGATGCAGTTCACTGTCGAAATGCTTAGCGGCTTTCTGGTAACCCGGCTTTGAATCAGTGGTGAAGATATTGTCCGGTGCGATTCTTCCGTCCAGGGCAGCGATGATGGAATCCGCGTTGGAATTTCCTGAACCAGGGACTTCTATCAAGAGTCTGTCATGTTCATCTACCGCACTCACTACACTGATGAGTTCATTGTTTAGGCCGCTTCTGAAACTCTTGGTTTTGCGTTTCTTCGCCGGCCTCAGGAGTTTCTTATACCCCTTCATGTTCAGGTCGAAATAGGTCGCGTCCACTTGAATCTCACCACTCAGGGGTTTCTGAATATCATACTTCCTCATCGCTTTCATCAGCTTGTGCCGCCACACTTGCGCAGTGGGAAGGCTGATATCTATCAGTTTTGTGGTTTTGCGCAAGGTGAACTCATTCATCATGCACATGATGAATGACTCCCACACATGATAGGGTATCTTCGAGGTGACGGTGATGGAATTGCGGGTGTCTGAATAACTCTTGCCACAATCTCATCAGCGAAAAGCTCCGTGATGTTTAGGCGCATCCGATTCAGTTCCGGTGTATGCATAAGGTTCTCTCCATACAGAAAGCGCGCTTAGGTTGGATGTGGATGGCTCCAATGATTGTTTGGCTAGTCCATTTTACCAAACTTAAGCTGGACTCGCAATGTCTATCAGTACTTTTCTTAAACAGAGCGATTATGTTTTAATAATTTTCTTTATATTTTTATGGATAGGAGCCAACTATATGAAAAAGTGGGAACTGATGAATTACAGTACAGACAAAATAATTTACATGATAAATCTAAATATTGATACACATAGAACAATAGAAGAGAATATAGCATTGTATAAGTTACAAAATATCTTACAACAGTTTAACTATCAAGTAGAAATTATAGATGCTTGGATAGAAGACTTAGAACTAGATGATTTAGTTAATAAGTTAGAATCTAATAAAACTATGTTTATTGGTGTAACAGGATGCTTAGCAAATATTAATGAGATAAAGATGTTTTTAGATAAACTAAAAAAAACATACCTGTAGTAATTGGAGGATACGGTGGGACATTTGATTATGAAAGAATCTTAGAGTTGGGTGTTTATATTGTTGCTCTAGGAGAAGGTGAGAGTACAATTGTATACATTGCTAAACATTTTAGTGAAGGATACCCAATAAATGAAATTCCAAATATTGCCTATTGTGTTGAAGGTAATATTAAACTAAATAAAAGACAGAATACTGATATAGCTTGTGACAATCCTCTTATTGAAAGAAAGTATCTTGAAAAGATAATTGAGAGCAAGGCAACTATCAATATATATACATCAAAAGGCTGTAGTGGAAACTGTATATTCTGTTCAATTAGTAAATTTTATGGTAAACAAAAATGGAAATCCAGACCTAAGGATGTTTATCTAGATGAGCTTGAGTTTTGCTATAAAAATGGTGGAAGAACTATAAAGTTCATTGATGATAGTTTTATAGATGGTACTAGAGATATTGCCTGGGTTAAGAAATTTAAGAAAAGTATTATAGAACGAGGTATGCAAAAATTAAGATTTCGGATTTCGATTAAACCCGAAAAGGTTACAAATGAAATAATCGAAAATTTAAAAAGTGCTGGATTATTTGCTGTTTCATGTGGTATCGAAAACTTCTCGAAAAATGAACTTATCAGAATGAATAAATATGATCGAGAAGTCAGTATTGATGAAGTTCTTGGAATATTTAAAGAAAATGACATTTATGTTCAGACAGGATTTATATTGTTTAATCATCAAACTACCATGGAAGACTTAGAGTGTAATTTGAATAGCTTAAAGAAACACGACAATATTATAATTAAAGGTGTTTTTTCAGAAATGTATGCAGCTAAAGGAACACCATACTTCAACTTAGTGAAGAGGACCGACTTAGTAACAAATGAGGTGTTTGGTAACCTGAAGTATAAAATTATGGATAAACAAGTGCAAAAAATCTATGATTTATTAAGAGTGAGACATCTAAATTTTGCCGAAACATATGACAAGTTAATAGACCCAATATCTGCTCCAAAGAGTTTAGAAGAACATGAATATGCTTCGTTTATGAAACTTTATAAGAAAGTATACAAGTACGAAGTGAATCGATTTGCCGAAATTATAAAGGTTGTAAAAGCGTTTAATGATGAAAAACAGATTTGTCATGTAAATCAAATAATTGCAGATGATATCATCTATTTTGATGAGATTAGGAGACAGTGTGAAAAACTTTATATAGAATATGAAATTCCACATAAAGCTAGTAAAAATAAATTTATATAGGAGATGAAGGGATGAATATTATACTTAACGAGAACTTAAAGGAAAAACAAATGAATATTAAGAATATAGGATGGAGCTTAGGTAATTATTGTCCTTATAATTGTAAACATTGCTATTCAGTTTCTGTAAGAAAGAGAGGAGCTGATTTTACTAGAAGTATGATAGATACTATTATTCAGAAAATAGAACAGTTGAATGTTGATACTGTGAATTTTGGAGGAAATGAGCCTTGGTTTACTAATGGACCTACTGGAAAATCCTTACTACCATATATAATTAAGGAAATCAAACAGAGGGGAATCAAAGTTGGAATCACAACAGCAGGTATTACTTTACATAAAATACATAAACACAACCCTGAAATACTTAAACTAATTGATGATGTCGACATTAGTCTTGACTCACCAATAAGAGAAGAACACAATGAGAATCGTGGGGCTTTACTATACGACGATGCAATAAAAGCAATTGAACTGTGTACTGAGTATGAGATTGATAAAAGTATTATAATGTGTGCTATGGATTGGAACTTTGATATTGGTAGAATAAAATTACTAATGGAAATATTTGATAGACACAATGCAAATATGAGGTTTAACTTTCTTAAACCAACAAGTAAAGATTTAATTAATAAAATGGTTCCTCAAGAACAATACTATAAGGTTATGGGGTATGTACTTAATAATTGTGTAACTATTGATATTACTGAACCTAAGTTGTCAACTTTAGTAAATAATACTGCTTCAGAAAGATGTCCCTGTGGTACAACTTCCATGCGTATTCACTCAATTACCCTAGAAGGAAAAATTCCAGTTTCACCATGTGTTTACCTTCATGATCTTAAGTACGGAAATTTACTTGAGGATAATATTTTCGATATAGTAACTTCAGAACCTTTTAAGGAGTTAAGAAGAAGAAATGAAAATCCAGAGCAAATAACTGAATGTGAAGGATGCGAAAGAATTACTATATGTGGAGGTGGTTGTGCAGCTTCAGCATACCTTTATAATAAACATGAAAATGGAATTTTATCGGTTTTTACAAAGGAATCTAATTGTTGGAGAGATTTAGATAATGAAATTGATGTTTCTAGCTACAAATTTGATAGTGACGTAGAATCTTTAGTTCATATGAACTATTTGTGTACATGGATAGGATATCCTAAGAATTAATATGAAGAATAGAAATGTTGATCATATAATAGCTCTAATAAATTCGAAATTCGATGTAGTATATAAAGGTAGTGTAGCTTATTACATAAACGGAATACGGTTGAGTAGGGAAATGACGGACATAGATATACTTATAACTAAAAAAGATGTATTGAATCTTGTTGAACTACTTTCTGAGAATATGCATCCTCTTAATGTGGAATTTTTACATATAAATGAGAATTTTCAAAAACTAGTTATAAATAAGGGAAATAAAGTTTATTGTAAAATTGACCTCTTTATCACTGAAAATATAATGAAAACACCATTTATTGTAAAAGCTGTTCATAAAAGTTTAAATAAGACCTATAATGATCAAGAGGTTTTTACATATAGTTTGGAGAAAAATCTTGTAGATAAGTACTTTGCATTATTTACATATAGGTTTAATCTAATGAATAAGCCTGAAAGTGAGTACAAGAAAACTGTGAATGATATTTGTGATATTGCAAATATATTCCTAGCAGATGATATTTATATGTTGATAATCAAAGATAAGTTAATCAAAGATAAAGAGTTTCAATCAAAATACTTTAATACGTATATCAATTACACTATGTTAGCAAACAAAAACGACTTCAAATTGAATGATTATGAGATTAAATTAGCAAATATTTCATCTGAAATAATAGATGATGTTCAAAAGATATACAATTATTTTGAACAAATAGTAAAACAAAATGTTTAATGAAAGGAAGTCATAATTATGGTTTTTGCGAAATCAATGTTAGTAGATACAAATTTGGTAAAATTAGATGATGGGTGTATTTGTAGTATAGAGGGATGGTGGCATCCTGATGACAAGTTTATTGCAAATTATATATATGTACCTAGTAGTACAGGAGAACACATTATAGATTCTATAAAATACGACAAAATAATTAGACAGCCAAATGGCAGATGGAGGAATTTCGCTGACCAAGTTGAGTACTTGAAGGAAGTATATGATATTGAAAGCAATAATGCTTTATTTATTGATAATAAAGCATTATTATGTAAAGAAAGAGTTGTGGAGTATTATGATCCAAAAGAAACATTGATTAAATTCATGGAATTATTTCCTCAAAAATGGGATGTTGTAAAGTGTTTTTTAAAAACAATTGGCATTGATAGTTATGAAGACATTTCGATGATTGGCTCTTTTCAATTGGGATTATTTAATAAGAAAAGTGATATTGATATAATGATTTCAAAGAGTGTTATAGAGAATGAACTGATTTTTAATAGAATATACAATCTTGCACCTAATAAAAAAAGACCGTTACGTATAGAATATAAGAATGAACTATTATGTTTTCAGTTTGGATATAAAAAATATGATAACACAATATTCTCAACACAATATGTAATGAAAGAGAAGGTTGATGATATTTTTGTTATAACAGATATATCTCATTCTTTATATAATCCATGCGTTCTGGAAGTAGTATCTGAAACAACAAAAGATATTTTAAAAGTAGTTATTTATAATGGTGCCCAAAGAGGTAATTTTCAAATTAATGATAAAATTCATGTTGAGGGTAAAAAAGTGTCATTTGATACTGAAGAAGTTATCGTGGCTTCCCTATGTGAATTGCTCACTGAATGGGATCATGTTTGGTTAAAGGATATTGGGTATTCATATCATCCAATGAGGGTTGAAATTGCAAATTATAAAATTGAGATGATGAGTTGTTTGTTAGGGAAAACTAGTTATTCTAATATCTTAGAAGTAGGCTGTGGAGATGGACTTGTTTTAGTTGAGGCCATGAAGGAATTTTCTGCTACTAATGGCTATGGGTGTGATATTTCAACTTTTGGCTTAAGGAAGGCTATTAGCAATATTAAAGATTTAGATTATGATTTAGATTTTAAAAAGGGATTTGCTCATAGACTTCCATATGATTCAGACATTTTTTCAATGTGCTTTTCTTTAGGTGTTATTGAACATTATGCTGATTTAGGTAAGGTGCAAATGTCAGTTGATGAAATGTATAGAGTATTAGATGACGATGGTGAAGGAATAGTGATGGTACCCAATAAATACTCGTTTGGTCGCATTGATAGAATCCAAAAACAGTTAGGAAACAATTGGAAATACGGACACCAATATGAATTCACACCAAACGAACTGATGAACATGTTTCGCATATCAGGGTTTAAAGAGGTTGACTACAAAGTGTTTCCAATGAAACTTTTAGGACCAAATTTTAAAACTGATTATGTCAGAATAAATACAATTGACGAGGTGCTTGATGAATTTTTTGGAGATTTTGGTTTCTATCTATTTGTGAAAGGAAAAAAATATAATGAAAAGAGTTTTAAATAGGAATTTCACATTACTTGTTCTTGGTTCTTTTATTTCGTTATTAGGAAGTACAGCAGTGAGTTTCGCATTGAGTGTTCATATATATACTTTGACTGAATCGGTTTTCTTATTCTCTTTACTACAAGCAGTAAATTTGTTTCCAAGAGTTGCAGTAGCACCGTTTACAGGCGTTGTAGTTGATAAATTTAGTCGAAAGAAAATTATTGTAATAATTGATTCAATTTATTTTATGATATTTTTATTTCTTTTCGTATTAGGAGCATTTTATACACTTGATGTTGTTATATATATTTTAATATCACTATTATTGAGTCTATTATCTACAGTATACAAACCTGCATATGATGCATTACTCCCAGAAACTATTGAAATAGGTTTATATCAGAAATCCTATGCTCTCAAGTCAATTGTTGGACCAGCGTCTTACCTTATTGTAATGCCATTCGTACTGTACTTCTATGATCGGTTTGGTATTTCGAACATATTCCTATTTAATGCTTTTACTTTCCTAATTGCAATATTCATGGAATTACTCATAAGGGTTAAAGAACATCTTAATGTTAAAGAAAAGAAAAGCTTCATATCTGATTTACGTGTAGGTATTCAATACATGCTAAATAATAAAGGATTACTTGGAATTGAACTTAGAGCATTTTATGGAAGCGTAGTTGCAGGTTCTCTTTCAGTTTTGATGTTACCGTTCTTTCTAAGTAGTGAACATCTCACAAGGGAGAACTATGTTACTTTGGGATTGATAATGACTGTTTCAAGAGTAATTACAGGTTTAGGTCAAAGTATGTTTTTTAATCTTAAAAAAGAACACAAATTTTTATTTATTTTCTTGGTATATTTAGTATTGAGTGCTTTTGTCCCATTATTATTTATATCTTCAAAAATATTGATTTATCTTTTATGGACTTTAATGGGTATAATGGGATTTCTTGTAACGACAGTTATAACAAGTAGTGTTAGAAGTTACGTACCAGGTGAATTAAGAGGGAGAACAATTGCTGTTTCTTCATTTATGAGAAATAGTGGTATGTTTATAGGAGTAGTTGTTTGTGGTTATTTTGCTGAACATTTGGGATTTGTTGTGCTTGGGTTTATTCTTGGTATTTCAGAATTTTTTGTGAATTTGATACTTCTATTGAATTATAAGGATGGAATAAAGAGTGTTGTTGATAGGGACGTCTAGTATGGCGTCTAGCAAATAAATTGGAGTGATAACATGAAAAAAGTAGTAGTTATTGTAGATAGACCGATAGGGTATATAGATGATTATAAAAACAAATACTTAATTAATTATGGTTATGTTCCTAACATATTTGCTGACGATGGGGAAGAACAAGATGCTTATATATTGGGAGTTGATTACCCGATTAGCAGATATGAAGGGTTCTTAATAGCTATTATTAAGAGGAAAGATGATGTTGAAGATAAATGGGTGGTTTCAGATAAATTGTATTCAAAAGATGAAATATGGGAAAAAGTATGTTTTATTGAAAAATATTTTGATTCAGAAATCATATTGTTGAAATAAAGGTAATATAAATTATATATGTGACTTTCTTATGGTAAACCATTGATTTCATCGATTGACTTTATATTTATTTGAATCGGTTACACTTAATTGAAAAGTTTCCTGTTTAAAACGAAACGGAAATGTCCAACTTTGTCGAAGTTGTTCAACCAGAAGTGATTGTGGATAGTCAAATATCTATGAATCTTAATGGTCTTGATATTAAGATGGATTACCCTAATCTAGTCAAGT